AGTTCATCCTTGCAGAATTACAAAAAGAGTTTGGTGGTTCCGCAGTTGCGGCCGGTCAGACCTTTGCAGGTGCGATGGACATTCTTAAGAACCGCTTCAGTGAAGTCAAAGAAGAGTTGGGTATGAAGTTGATCCCCATTCTTGAAAAACTTATGAATGAAGTTATCGTTCCGCTCCTGCCCTACATCGAGGAGGCCGCTAACGCATTTGGTGATTTTCTTGTCAGACTTTCACAGTCTGAAGAGTTTGAAAACTTTATTGAGTTTGTAAGTGACGGACTTAAGGGAATTATTCAGTTGTTTGAAGATATATCAAACGGTCAGATCAGGATGCCCAATATGCCTGACTTTACCGATTTTGAAAACTTCCAACTCCCTGAGCTTCAATGGAACATCGCCCCGCTTCATTTGCCGAATTTCAGCGAAGCGATTGATCCAGTCTTGAATTTGCCGGAAGGTATCCCAGCCTTCTTTGAAAATCTGCGTTTATGGTGGGAAGAGCATGGTCCCGCCATAAGACAACAAGCAGAAGAGTTATGGGATGGGTTCATGGTTGCCACAGACGAAGCGAGTGGTATTACCAGCGCTTTTATTGACGAGTCCCTTGTTAAACTCACTGAATGGATGGACGAAAACGGTCCGTTGATCGAAGAGTTTGGAGAGTTGTTAGTTCGTGTCTTCAACGAAGACATTCTACCTGCGGTCACAAACTTTTACGAGCGCTTTGTTACTTTCCTTGGCGACATAGTCACAATACTGCTGGACTTCGGAACCCTGATCATGCAAGTGGCTACAGGGGATTGGTCCGGCGCTTGGCAAACTATGGGACAGATCGTGTTGGACTTTGGCACAATGATCGGAAATTATTTATATTCTCTACTCGATCAGCTTGCCGGTTTCTTGGGTACAACGATGGATGAAGTTGTTGCTCAGTGGACTTATAACCTTGAGCAAATGGCAGAAGTAAATTTCCTGACGTTCACCGGTATTCTTGGCGTGATCTTTGAAAACATTGACGGTATCAAAGGTGCGTTTATGGACCTGTCAGAATGGGTAAGTACCGAGTTCACCGCCATTTTCGAGTCTGTGGCTGAAAAAATGGATGGCTTCAGAAATCTTCTTTCAGAACCGCTTGACCTTGGTATCTTTGAAGAGATCCGTGGAGTATTCAATCGTATAGAAAATGCCATAAGTTCGGTTATTGATTCTATATGGAGTCTTGGGGAAGCGTTTGTTTCCTTGGTCATTCCGGATTGGTTGACCCCCGGCTCCCCTACCCCATTTGAAATCGGGTTGATCGGTGTCCAGAAGGCTCTACAAGGCGTTAATTCCGTACCCTTCCCTACATTCCCCGAAAGTAGTCCACTAAGCCTCTCTCCGCAGTCTGGTGTGTCAATGGCTGGCAGTTTTGGTGCTGGTCGTGCTCCCATTACGCTCAATTTTACCTACGCCCCCGGTCTGTCACTTGGAAATGAGCGTGAAATGCGCGACAAGATTGCCCCGGTGATGTTGGACCTATTACGCGAAGCGCAGAATAATGGGATCATCTAATGACACTTACTGCCCGATACCACACGCAACGATACGGAATACCCCTGTTTTATGGTTCAGGTGGTGTTACCGGTCTTTTGGCTTGGGGTATTCAGGTAGATTGGGATAATGATGGAGTCTTCGATGGATCAAACGAAACTGGTCAGATGATACAGTTCACATCTTCGCGCGGTCGCAAGAAGATGATTAAGAAATACGGATCTGGATTTGAGGTTATTGCCCCCGGACATTTTGTTATTACACTAAAAAATGACGATGGACGCTATGACAAATTCAATACATCCTCGCCTTTATACCCATATATCCAGAGTGGCGTAGATGTCAAGATCGAAGTTACCGATCAGGCCACCCTTGTAAAGTACAGCGTAATCTATGGGATCATCGAGAACATAGTCCCAAGTTATTATAAAAATGAGCGCACAGTCAAGATTTACTGTGTAGACACGTCCTCATATCTGGCGCAAAGCTCAGCCAGAGTCCCAGTTCAAACCGATATAGCCCCGGAAGACGCTATGGATTTGGTTCTTGATTATGTCAACTGGCCGGCGCGCTGGGGTAGAACGCTTGGGGTCACAGCAGATGTTATCCCTTACTACTGGTCCAATAGTAAGAAGCAGGCATTGACAGATTTGCAGGAAATATCGGAAGCCAATCTCGGTTACTTTTTTATTGATAATTCAGGTCGTGCCAAGTTTGTAGCACGGACTGATTCATCTGCGTCGGTGGTTGATTTCGATCAATCAACCATCCTGCGAGATATTGGTAACGATACACTGTACGATAATTATCGTAATGTATTGAGGATCAAGGTTCATCCTCGATCAGTATCAAGTCTCGTTGCGGTTTACGAAACACTTGGCAAGAAACCTTATTTGGAAGCCGGTGCAACGGAAGAGATTTGGGGTGACTATGCCTATAATTCAATTCTCTGTCCTGCTATAAATCTTGTTACACCCGTAGCGACAACGGATTATCTTGCTAATACTGCTGAAGACGGTTCAGGAACGAACAAGACCGCTAATATCTCAGTTACATTCACAAACTTTGGTGATACCTGTAAGCTGGTCGTTACCAACAACGACGCTGGACCCGTTTATATTACAATGTTAAAGGTTCGTGGCTATGCTTTATATGAGCAAAACTCGTCAGATATTACCTATCCACTGGATGTGTCAACAGTTACCAATCAAAAAGAGTTGACGTTGGATCTCGTTAAAATGCAGGATGTGAACGTCGCACGTGGTTTTGCGAACTCGTTTGGTTTGTTTCTCTCCACAGCCAATCCCACCCCTACGATCATTGTGGAAGCAAGACCCGACATCCAGTTTTTGCCGGATCTGTTTGATACAACCACTCTTACCATTCTGGCGATAGGTATTAATGGCGTTTCCTTTCGAGTTTCCAGTATCGAGCATGAAACGCTGGATGATAATTGTCAGGCAGTTCGGACCGTTTTTTATCTTGAGCCATATATTGCCGGCACAGATTTCTGGACATGGCCAGCTACAGACTTTGGTGTAGATACTATTTTTGGATGGTAATATGAAAATCACTTCTCTTGATTACGTTGTGACCGCAAAACATTATGCCCAGCAAATGGGTTGTAATTCAACGCTGGAACGCATTATGAAAATGCGTGAACTTGTTCAATCCAAGAAGCGCACAATTCTACCCATGCAAGCCAATAAATACGCGGTTGATCCTGTTCATGGTTTTATTGAAAACGGTCAATGGATCGGTCGTTGTGAGTGTGGTGGTTGTGAGTTTGTGGACCCGGACGAGCCGGTATTCTATTGTTTTAGTTGTTGCAATCGTGGATATAACCACATGCTTAGACGTGTCAAGTTTCCAGATGTTGCAGAACGTATGGAGATCGAGCGTTTGTTACTCTTGCGACCGGTGGACGATATTCGCGGTCAGACAGATCTTGAACGTGCCGGACTTGCGCGCGCTTTGATCATGATACAAGTTGACGAACAGACAGTATTACCGCTTACCCGTTCATGGAATCCAAACGAGAGTCTGGATGATTTGCATTTACAGCAGGATGACGCCATTGACAAGTGGCATAAAAAGGTCGGTGGATAATGTCTTTTACTACCGTTCCGTCTGTAATCACAGGGCAGACGTATTCAGCTAGTGATTACAATACTTATATTAAGGACAATCTTAATACCCTGTGGGTTTATACAACGGCTGGTGATATTGCTTATGCAACATCCGCGACCGTGTTAGCTCGGTTGGCTCTTGTTCCAAACGGTGTTTTGATTGGTGGTGCAAGTGCTCCATCGTGGCTTGCGATTGGATCAACAGGTCAGTATCTTGGAGTGACTGCTGGCGCGCCGGCATGGAGAAGTGATTCAGTTCCTTTAATATTCACAGCCGCCGGCGATTTAGTATATGGATCTAGTGCTGGCGTTGCCGCGATTTTGAATAAGCCCACAGCGGCAAGAGCTATGTTGCAAGAAACATCTTCCGGTGTTCCATCGTGGAGATCAGTTACCCACATGGTTGAGAGATACATTGTTGCCGAAGCTACAAATGTGGACACATCCAGTGGTATTGGATATTTTTATTGCACATCATTTATGAATGGCATGAACCTAACACGCGCCACAGCGTTTGTTGCTACAGCCGGGGTTACTAACCCCACCACCATTCAAGTTCGTAATTTAACAGCATACCCAAGTAATGACGCCCTTTCAACCGCGATCAGCATAGCGTCTGGTGGTACGTCAGCTACTCCCGGCGTTGTGGACACGTCCTATGATAATGTTGCTACAAACGATAGAATTAAAATTTATGTTACCGCGCAATCCACAACTAAACCCAAGGGTTTATGGGTTGTTCTTGAATTTGAGCTTCCATAGGTGATCTGTGTCTTTTACTGTTGTTCCTTCCGTTATAACCGGTCAGCAATATACAGCGTCTGAGCACAATACCTATGCTCGTTCATCCATGTCGGCTTTGTGGGTTTACACAACAGCAGGTGATATTGCCTACGCAACTGGTTCCGCAGACATTACACGCCTTCCCAATACAGCCAATGGTGTTTTGATCGGCGGTGCAAGTGCCCCTTCGTGGTTGTCCATTGGAGCTACCGGCAGAAGGCTCGGAGTTAGTGCTGGCGCGCCGGCTTGGACAAATGATAGTATTCCCGGAATTTTCTCGGCCGCAGGCGACATGATGTATGGTACTGGTGTTGGTACTGGCGCTCGTCTTGCAAAACCATCATATAGTGCCGCAAATCTCACGTTGTTTCCGGGCACATCCAGTTATCCATTTTGGACTCGCAGGACTATTTCAGCTTGGATTCAGGTAGTTGACGACTCGACGGATGTTGATCTGGATAGTTTTGGATATTTCTTTGTCCCTTCAATTCTTAACACGTTTAGCTTATATTCTGTTCAGCCTTACTTTTCAACTGCAAGTAGTGATCAGACGTCCTTCAATGCAGTCAATTTAACCGCATATCCAAGCAATCCAATGTTTGATGATTATTTTTATGTCGAAGCCGGAGAAGTTACTTGCTCTCCATACACAACCAGCGCCTACAATGTGGTGGCTACCAATGATAAGTTAAGGATATATCTTACAAACGGATCTGCCGGTCGTGGTAATGCCAAAGGTTTATGGTTCAATTTGATTTTTACAAGATAGTGTTGGAGTAAAACATGGCAGTAGATGATAGTTACACAAAGTCGCTTTTACATTTCAACGGCGCAGACGCAAGCACTACCTTCTCAGACGAAAGTAGTAAATCGTGGACTCGTTATGGTAATGCGCAAATTGATACCGCTGAATCTAAGTTCGGTGGCACCAGTGGTAAATTCGATGGAACCGGTGATGGTATTGATACGCCCGATAATTCGGACTTCGATTTCGGATCTGGTGATTTCACGATAGATATGTGGGTTAATTTTGCTTCTGGTGGTGGCGGGGGGTATCTTTTTGCCAAAACTGCCGCTGGGGCTGTGCAAGACTCTTATGAGGCGCTTGTTACTGGAAGTAAAATATATTTTTATTATTCAACAGATGGAAGTATCCTTAATGCCGGTGCTATCTCAAATACAATCAATCCCTTTGGTGGTCCTTGGTATCATTTTGCTTTTGTTAGATATGGTAGTAATTGGACATGGTATATAGATGGTCAACAAAGTGGATCAAACCCAGCGGCGGCTACTCTTTTTGCGTCTACGAGTAGGTTTTCAGTTGGTTTTACAAACAGGAGCATAGCTTATACGCCTTGGAATGGCTGGATTGATGAAGTCAGAGTTAGTAAAGGCATTGCAAGATATACGGGCAACTTTACACCGCCCACCTATCCATACCAGCCTGCATCATCTTTCCCGGCATCATCTTTCCTTGGTGATATAAATATCTCAGAAGAGGTTGCATGAAAAAAATTCTTACAGCACGTGACGCGGCTCAAGCAGTTGGTTTTCCTGCGAATATAACCACCAGCCAATGGCTTATAGCTCATTCTAAAAACCTGTTTGACGCCAAACTTGTTCGGTTTCAATGTTCTGGTGAGTTGAGCAAGAAATATTCCGTTTACGCGCGTGTTGACTCTGGCAGGTGGCTTGCAGATTGTCCGATCTGTTCCCGGTCGAATTACGTGGACCCGGATGAACCTGTCTTTTATTGTTTTGGGTGTGGCAATCAGGGTAGTGGAAAGTTTGTGCCGGTGATCTTTCCAGAAGAGCGTGAAGAAATAGAGACCCTGCTTTTGGCACGACCCGTAACGGTCGAAGAAACAGACACGAACCCGGTCAGTCAGGCTATCAACTCAGTTGCCAGCATCCCCGGACATGCACGTAACTGGGATAACGAATTGTCAGTTGAAGACTTGAAGCAAGCCAATAAAGAAAAGAAGGTGAAATAATGGCTGATTATCCTGCCGCTGTTACAAGTTTTCCCACTCTGGTTGATTACGTGGATTATGTACTGGCATCCCACCATAATACACGTGGGGATGAAATTGTGGCTATTGAGACCACGCTTGGTACAAACCCGCAAGGTAACGCGGCCAGTCTTAAGGCTAGACTGGCTCATTCCATTGACGATGATGGTTACTTGAATTTCGACGACGCTACGGAATTGACCATCGCCTCAGACGCGATCACGATCACGCAGAACGCTCATAAGTTACAGCCAGAGTCCAGCACTTCAGATAATCTTGCTACCATCAGCGGTACGGTAGCTGGTGACTTTGGTGTGTTGTACGTTTCCGATTTTGGCACAGACACGATCACGTTTAAGCACAATACCGGCAACATACTTTGTCTTGGTGGTAATGACATTGCATTAAGTTATGGAGCGGTTGCGTGGTATTCCAATGGAACGGAAGTGTTTGTGATTGGAATAAGTTCAGTTACTCTGGCAAATGGATCAGTCACTCTGGCAAAAATGGCAGACATGGCTACAGACTCTTTTCTCGGTCGAGATACTGCCAGCACAGGTGTCCCGGAAGTTATGAGCGTTGCCACCTCTATTACCCTGCTACTCGGGTCGGCGTTGCCTGAGAATGTTGCCATTATTCTTGATCCCGCATTGTCCGCTGATGGAAAGTATTCTGGTATTGTTGAAACTGGCATCGCTGGTGCCACCTTAGCTTTTGGTGATCTTGTCTATCTGGCAGTTGCCGATTCACGCTGGGAGTTGGTTGACGCGGATGCGGAAGCTACCACGTTTGGAAAGATTGGGATCTGTGTGCTTGCGGCCGCCTCTGACGGAAGCGCCACAACGATTCTCTTGTATGGCAAAGTCCGTGCTGATGCAGTATTCCCAGCCCTTACAATTGGAGCGCCCGTATTTGCTGGCACGACCGCCGGGGATATTCAGACCACAGCCCCCAGTGGAGCGGCTGATATTATTCGTATCATTGGCTATGGTAATACAGCCGATGAATTGTTCTTCTGTCCATCGCCTGATTATTTTGAGCACGCATAAATGACTGTTACCGCTTCATCCCTGACCAACAGTTATGATAATGTGGATCGCACGTCTTATACGACCGCGTCCATTTCTCCCAGTTCCAATAAACTATTATTGTTGGCGGTTTATACCCGTATTGGTGCCAGTGTTGTAGTACCTACATCTGTTACTGGTAACGGATTAACATGGGTATTGGTAGCTGAAGTTGGAACCGGCACGCATAATCTATCTGTGTGGAGAGCTATGGGTGCCAGTCCGTCTGCTGGCACAGTGGTTATTGATTATTCTGGCGTCACACAAACAGGTTGTGCGTGGGAGATTTGTGAGTTCACCGGAATGGACACATCCGGCACGAATGGATCAGGTGCGATTGTTCAGAGTGTTGCTACTGCTTTTGCATCTGCTACCAGCGCAGAAGTTACACTAGCCGCATTTGGAAGTGCTGATAATGCTACGTTTGGGTGTTTCGGTAAGGCTGACAACGAAGCGATTACCCAAGGTACGGGGTTTACATCATTGAGCAATCCATTTGGTGGCACACCTGTAGCCACTATGCTGACTGAGTTCAGAAATGATAACGATACAAGTGTAGATGCTTCTTGGGTTTCGTCGGCGGCCAGTCGTGGAATCGGCGTTGAAATAAAAGCGGCCGCAGTTGGATGGAGTAATATAACAAAAGTCAATGGTATTGCATCATCCGGGATATCGAAAGTGGACGGAGTCGCGGTTGCTAGTGTCAGCAAGGTCAACGGAGTAGCAGTATAATAATGTTTATCGCACCTGTGATCAGGTGTAAAAGGAGATCAATATGACCGCAGTGTAGCAGTATAATAATGTTTATCGCACCTGTGATCAGGTGTAAAAGGAGATCAATATGACCGCAGTAAAGATGATTGAAGTAAAGCAGGATCGTTTAATCGGCATTTCCAAAGATAATCAGTGTTCGTTCCATTGGACCGGTTTTAACTCGCAGGATATGGCGAAAACGATTGACATGAAATCCCTGCTGGCCGCTGTAAAGACCACGACCGACTTTGTGGAAAAAGAAAGTGGCGGTATATGGGAAGCCAAGCACAACCTTGTTCTCCCGTATATGTGGAAGTATATGGCGAAGTGGAATTTCGGTTTCACCTATGCCAATGGGTACTTCACTTTGCCTTCGTTCACCATCCTTTCAGATCGGGATACTCAGCCAATGGTTTCGATGGGTCGGCTTGAAGCCCTTTTGAAGTTTCTTACCAACTCTTAACCCGCGTCCATGTCAGTCGTCAATAGTGCTCAGGTTGTTGAGTATCTTCTAAACCCGCTTTTTATTACGCTGGTGCTCTATGCGGCCGCGTTTATAAAGCTGTATAAAAAACAATATGAGCACAGTTTGACGCGGTTGATCGGTGGTTTCTGGTTTACCTATGTCTGGCTTAACCCAAATCTTGACCCAATAACATTGAGAGTGGTGGGTCGGTGGGTGTTTGTCTTGCCTTTCTTTATAGAAATACTGTCCATGATTTTCAGGACCATCGCACACAAAAGGCAGGATCACTATGACAAATGAGCAAATGATTTTTATCGGCACACTGGTCACGGTTTTGGCTACCTACCTTACCAATCGCACCAGTGGTCTTAATCAGACAATTAATACCTTGTCTAAAACAATTATTGACTTGCGTACTGATATTACAGCCGAAAGAAAAGCCCGCCAAGACTCGGAAAATGATTATAAGATCAAGCTCAAAGACATGGGAACCGCGTTCAATGCAGAAATTACGGTCGAAAGAGAAGCGCGTCAACGCTCTGAAGATGCGTATAAGATCAAGCTCAGAGACATGGCAAACTCTTTTGAGGATGAACGTAATAGGTACCGCCGATATATTACCAAGTTGCTTAAGCAATTACATGACAATCAAATCGTCCCTGTTGAATGGGACGTAGATTAATATAAGGAGAATCATCATGAAGTCACGTACAAAGATATACCTGTTTCTGTCCGTTTTGATCCTGTCCCTGCTTGTGGTTACACCTGCTTTTGCTTTTCAAGGTGAAACCCAGCCCCCCACCATCGAACAGTTTCCATTGCTTAAGAATTTACTGGAAGCTGGCATTGGTTTTATTGTCGCCCTTGGCATCAAGTCCATTGCCTCTGAATTTGGAATTGACTTGAAGGATAAAGCTATGTCTGTCACTGGCGCTCTGTCCATTACCGCCATAGCCTTTATTGATCAGATTTTGGCAAAGACCCCGCCTGAGTATTATCCTGTGGTTGTGTCGGCGTTGGGTCTTCTTGTTTCAATATTGATGGCTTTTGGCTTTGCCGGGTTGGTCAAGAAGTTTCAGAAGCGTACTTTATAAACAAAAAGAGACGGATCTGCCTGATCCGTCTCTTTTAGCTTGGACGATGTAGATGGGTACTACTCTCGCCTCTCCATCTAGCGTCAACATAATTATAGCGTGTTTCGTGCGAATTATCAGGCGTTTTCCGTGAATACTCCGGAGCGTTCACGTAATCCTCGGAGCACTTAAACTACTCTAAACTATATTAAACTTGACTTGACTCCATTACAGGTCTTGACTTTTTATTTCAGTTGTCGTATATTGAGCGTGGCGGTGTTTGGGTGCCCCCCTCACCCTGACCCGCCCTTCCATTGATACCCATTTTTCTTGATAGAAATGCCTGAGCCTCGCATAGCTCGGGCATTTCGCTTTTAATTCGAGTTGCGCGTCATGACCTTAAAGAACCTGAAACCCCTTGACTTTGGTATATACACCTGATAAACTGTCCCTATCAAATCAAACAAGGAGCAGATTATGAACGGAAAAGTTTTGACTAATGAAATGATGAAAAAGTTGCGCGAGGATATTAATCTCGCCCTCGAAGTTTTGGTGGGTCAAGACGCCCCGCTGGTAAAAATCGAAGCGATGAACGCATCTTTCGATGCCTCAAATGGGTATTTTACTTTTCAACTTAAGGGTGTTGTCCATGGTGGGCAGAGTCCGGAAGTGGCTCGCTACCTTAAGTGTGGTCCCACGTTTGTCCGCCCCCTTCCCCCTCTCGGTTCACAATTGAAAATTAAAGATAAGGTTTACACGATCACCGGCTTGAACAGCGCAATGACCAAAGTAATTGCATCCCATCCCAGTATCAGTAGTGAAGTCCTGATTCCGGTCGCAATGGCAAATGATCCCCAATATCTAGTAAAGCAAAAGGTGAAACTATGAATGAAAATATGGTTCAAGAAATTATGACAATGATTAAATTTCAGTTTACCCCAGCCAGCCGTTTAACCAGCGCTCAATACAAGCGGATCGAGAAGGGTGTGCGTGAGTATGTTTCATCCCACGCCTTTGCTATTTGGGGAATTGAAGATATTCTGGATCGCGCCGATGAAGGCGGTTATCCAATGAATAAAGAAGGGGCGAAGGCCATTCTTAACATCATTGAAAATAAACAAAGTCCTGTAACCGGTATTACATGGGAGGAATTAGAGAATCATATACACGATTGGTTTGACGATCAGGTTTGGATGGATAAGCCCCTTTCCGAATTGAAAGAATACGATAAAGCCAATTATGTTCTTCGTGCTGGTGGTGAAAAGGAAGGTGAGTATCGTCTTCAATCGGACGTATCCCTTGATCACGTCTTTCATTATGGACTTGACTGGTTTCAAAACTTCCACCTTCCTGTTACGGTAGTTTGTATCCCATACGGCGAGTATGAACCTTATTTGCTCACAAAACAGGATGGTTATCGTGAACGTCTTGCTGACGAGTTCTCTACTGGAAATAAGGTATTCAAGTTCGAGGACCCTCAATCATGAATTTAGCGTATCTGATATTTGTCCCTGCCTGTATTTTTTTGGTGGTTTTAATAGTGATCTTGGCTTTAATAGCAGAGATCAAGGAGCATAACAATGGAGAGTAGTTTCGTTCAAGGTGTCCCACGTGGTTGTGGAAAGCGTAAACAAGGCGCTATCTACGCCGAGTGTGGAAGTTCGCGGCAGGGCAAGCCAGTCGAGAGTTTCCTGCTTTGTCCTCCGATCCCGGTTGATCCAAAAGAATTTGGCATCACCGCAGTTGGTGTCAAGTTGATCGAGGGTATGATTTGGGACTGGGTTGGTTCCCAGTATTACCCGAATGTCACGGACTTTATCGAAGAGGTCCGCAGGTTCGGCATGAGCCGGCGGTTGCCCAAGACGTTTAATTTTCAGTCGTTGATCCCCACGTCACGTATGTTCTTGTTGCACTCCCGCGCTCATATTGAAAACCCTACCCCATACCATGTTAGTCGGTTGGGTGGCAAGACGTTTGATATGAAGTGGGAGTGGTGCCCGACCGGCCATCATGACCAAAACGAGAAAGGTATGTGTGCCGGATTGTGGTGGGAAGATATTGTAAAAGATGGTCTGGTCCTCAATGACGATCAAGAACGTGTGGGCGTGGTTGATATGCCGGCATTCAGTTACACGGCGGCTGAGACCCCGGTTGAAAATTCCGATCACACGCTGGCTATCTTCGCATCCTTCCCCATTCAACGTCTGGCAGTTATCCGCTCGGAAGATGGTTCACATAATGAAGTTGCCGATCGCGCGTCTGCATCCACCATCCCCGTTGAAGTCGTGGATGAATAAAACATATTCATGGAGTAAATATTATGGCTAAAACTTTGCCCAGTTTGTTTCCAGAGGTAGTACCGGTAGATACCGCTCTGGATGTCGTTGTTGAAATGATTGACGTGAATGACTACGTTGACCCCACCCCTGATTTTATCGAAAGCGTCCGACGCTTCGGTATTATTCAACCGGTCCTGCTTTGTCGGGATAAGGATCGCTATAAAGTTCTCGCAGGCCGGCGTCGGGTTCTGTCAGCCAAATTGATCGGAATGACCACGATCAAGGCGATTGTGCGGGAAGGTATCTCTTACTCAGACGCTCAAGCCAGCGCATTGACCATCGAAGCGCAGAAGAAGTTCAACGAAAACCCGGTAGCGGAGTTACGAGCTATTCAATCCCTTATAAAAGACGGTTATCAGAAAGAAGCGATCATGTCCGCTCTTGGGTTATCTGGTGAGCGTATTGATAAGGTCATGAAACTTGGTTCATTGCCAGAAGAGCTTTTGGATGCGGTTCAGGAACGCAAGGTTTCCATTACCACGGCGAAAACTCTGGCGAAAATGTCCGCGCCATACCAAAAGAAAGCCATCAAGACATTTGAGAGTAATGGCAAACTCACTGGATCGGACTTATCCGAGATCAAGACCGCACAAAAGAAATCGTCGGTTCAAGACGTGATGAAGGCTATGGAAGTCAGCAAGTCGCATGAGCCAACTCTATCCGATCAGGTTGCCCAGTTGTGGAAGAATGATACCAAGAGCGATTCAAAATACGACTCTGGTTGGAACGATGCGCTGGCGGAAGTATTAAAACTTCTTTCCTGATATATACAGTAATCAAAACTTATGCTATACTAAAAACAAGGAGATATATACAGTGAATAAAAATAGAACAGCAAAGATCAAGCGTACCCGTTATCCCATCTTCCCCATGCGCTTGCGCCCTGATGATCGGGTTGCAAGCCAGACCGTTGTAGAGAATTACGGTCTCAATGCCATGAGTGACAGCTTCCGTATTGGTGTCCGTGTTCTCCAAATGTTGGACCTGACCCCTGAGAAATTACGCAAGTTGAACGCTCAGTTCGAGTCCCAGCATCCGGACTCACTCAAGATCGAAATCCCTGTCCCTGAAACTTCCTTACAATAAAATAGTGCCGTTGTCTCGCTGAAGACGAGAAACGGCACTGGTAAGGAAGAGTAAAATAAGTATAGCGTAAGGAAGAGCCGATGTCAATTGCATTTGATCTATCGTTATTTATAACCGCAGAATTAAGCGAAGAAGATACGTTCAGCCAATACGATGCGCCGAATGTGATCCTCAAGTATGTTTGCGGTGTCTGCTGGGGAGAATTGCAGATCGTTTATATTCCCAATGAAGCCAGAGTCATGATTGTTTGCCCTGAGCATGGTAGTGTCTGCCATGCCGGTCGTGTTACCCGTAACACGGTCTCGATCAACTATGAAGTAGCGGCCAATCGGTTTCATCAGGTAATCCGTAATGTAGACGAATGGAAATGTCTGCTTCCACCTGAAAGAGAACGCAAGTCCATCAAGTCCATGTTAGGCGATTTAGGGTTTTAGAAAAGGAGATAGTCATGCCAATCCAAGAATTAACCGACGCACCAAGAAGTTATATAAAACTCGGTCAAATCCGCAAGGGTATCAAGAATGAAGATGGTTCCATGAAGGATCTGGATTATTTCAGAGTTACTTTCATGGCGCACCCCAAGCGTGAACAGATCGAGAAGGTATTCCGTGAAGTGTATGGGGAAAAACCACACTCCCTTAACGTCAAGTTTGCATTTCCAACAGTTCGTGAAGTGTTCGATGCCAATTATGAATGTTACAAACAGGGCGGTCTATATTGGAAAGCCGGCTCTACTGCTGAACGCGGGTTGTATTGGATATTTTATCGAGACGCAGATACAGCGGAAGTTCTGATCAGTAATGGTATGCCGCGCACAAACGAAGGCGCGGACTTACTGAGTAAGCCGATTGATCTAAACGAATCATTGTACGACACGCTGGACAAGAAGCGTCATAAAGTTCCCCATTATCTTAGTCCGGTGGGTCGGCTTGAAGTTGTGATCGAAGAGTTGGCTGGTATTGCTGTGGGTTATTTTGAGTTTCGTCCAGAGTCGCCGCGCGATATTCGTAATCTTTCAGTTGAATTGGGCACGTATGAGTTTATGGCATCCCAATTCGGGAAGTCTTTACTCGGCATCCCATTCAAGTTATTCCGGCGTGAAGAGACGGTGTCCAAAAAGATCGGCAATAAACTTTCACAGGGACCGTCATGGGTGATTCACATCGAAGCGTCAGCAGAATGGAACCAGAAGGCGCTTGGTTTAATTCAGTCCATGGCATTGCCTGAAATCATAGAAGGTGAAACAGTTGAAATGTTAGGTCCCGGCGATCTCGGTAGCGTGGTTTCTGACCACGTGAAAGCCAGTGATCCCCAACCGGTTGTAGTGGATACGCCAAAAGTCATTGACAATGATCCGCTGGTTGAGTTGCGCGGTATGTGGTGTGTGGACTATTACCGATCCACGTTCAATTGCACGGCTCAAGAAGCAGTTCAGGCGCTGGTTGAGAAGTTTGGCAAGGTTAGCAAGGTCAAGAAGTCCGAGTTCTTGGCTTTCGCAGTTAAGGATGGTAACAATGCGCAAACGAATGATTGACCCTTCATTTTGGGACGATGCAGAGGTTGGAAGCTTAAGTATTTCCGCCCGGCTGTTGTTTATTGGATTGATCAGTCACGCAGACGATGAAGGTCGCGGGGTAGCTGATACGCGCTCCATCCGTAAGACGATGTTTGGTTTTGATATGGATGTCACTGTGGATAATGTGCAGGCGTGGTTGGACGAGATCGCGGTTAAAGTCCGTAATGTCCAGTTTTACCAGTCGGATAATCGGCAATATTATTGTTTAATGAATTGGTCACGGTATCAGAAGATTTCACACCCCAGCCCTTCATCTTTACCCGGTCCACATGGCACAGACGGTGGTAAGTCTGTAGGTGGCGAAGGTAGGATAAAGTCAAACATCTTCAAAGCCTATGAAGAGAATATAAGTCCATTGACCGGCTCCATGTCTGAAATTCTCAAGCTGGCAGAGCAGGATTATCCAGAGAAATATATTCTCGACTCTTTCACCGAAGCCGTTAAACATAACAAGCGTAATTGGGCATATTGTGAATCTATCATCAAGCGCTGGATGATAGAGGGTCAAGGTGGTGACAAGCCGACCAAGGAAAGCAGGGCGATTGAGAAATCAAAGTCCGACCGTAACATCATAGCTAGAACATTGAAGGTTCAATGACATGGCTACCGATACCACCATTGCCCATATATTGACGGAGATCGCAGACTCTTACCCTTCTTTCGTAGTCACGCCTGAGCGGGTTAAGGTTTGGCATAAATATCTCAAGGATTATGATGATGGTTTGCTGGTCGCGGCGCTTGAATATCACATCAGCACATCTACTACCAAGGGATCGTTTGCGCCGGCAATTCCAGAGATCAGATCCGCGGCCACGCAAGTCAAAATGTTGATTGCCAATATCCCTACCTCTCTCGAAGGCTGGGAAGATGTTTTACAGGCGCGTAGACCGCATAAGGTTTGGTATGACAAGATTGATCCTGAGACTGGTGAAAGTCATACTGTGATCGAAGAAGTTGTTCACCAATGGATACACCCGCTGGTTGAGAAGGTGGCGGTCATGCTCGGCTGGCCGGATAAGTTCCCGGTCTCTGACGAGGTTAGTGTAGACCGGGCACATTTTATAAAGGCGTATGATGCGGCCATTGGAAAGGCAATCACGCGCGATATGCTACTGCCAGAAGTCAAGGAATATATTATCGAACAGAAGGGTAAAAATCTTCCGGACCTGTCTGATAACCAGCAGGTCATTGAGATCACCGGAAAACTGGCTAAACGATTGGAGAAGAAGCGATGAATAATGATCAGTTAAAACAGGCATTTGATTGGTGTGAAAAGAATGGTAGCGCAGAAGACTGGGATCTGTTGGCTATCGCGTATTACTCAGCCGGTTGTCACATGAACGCGCTGGCTTATTTCAAGAAAGCGGATAGAAAGCGAGAAACGCGCTTTGAGCTTAAGGAAAATGACGGAAAAACTCATTCACAGGTTTTAGTTTACGATCCCAGCGATCTCAAATACTGGACGGAACAATGCAAAAAAACTGGTCATAAGTTGGTTCTTTTATACAGGGTTGATGCTGACGCTCTTGGGTATCCAGATCCTGCCCACGATGTTTATCAGGTTGCCCCAGTTATCGCCCATAATAGTTCGGAACCCCTTGACGTTGGTATATACACCTGATAAAATCACCTTATCAAATCAAATAAGGAGCAGATCATGAATACAAGCTTTGTTAAAGGTCAGTTGATCGAACATCAGTTAAGCAAGGAAATCGGTGAGGTTCTTGGACCATCCCCATTTTCAAATATGGTTCAAGTCAAGATCAGTGGCACCGATCAGGTGGAAAACTGGGAGATACGAAACTCCACCGCGTTCCTGCCAGACGAGCAGGATGAAGATATTCTGTTTTTCCAGAACGAATTGGCTAAGATCGTCAATGGTGAATTTCAGTCCGTTGTGCGTCTTGAAGAAAGCGATCAGTCAGAGGTTGTAATCACCTTTACAGACCGCCCCGTTCTTAATACTGCGCGCAATGTGGATCAGGCGCTTCAGCTTCAATTCGGCACTTGTTGTAAAATGTGGTTATATACCCATAGCGGTATTTATGAATTGCACGTTCTGTATTGGAAGGATGGTGTGTCATGATTTGGGAATCTATCCAGATTGGTTGTTGTCCATACGCTGAAGAAGCGGTTCAGGTTGACCCGAAAGTTGACTATATCCCGGCTATGAAAGCCGAGCTTAAGCGCTTCAAAGAATTACTTGAAACTATGTTTCCAGTTCCCGATGATGTCAATGCTCATTACAAGATTGAATGGCAAACACATGAATTTGGCAGGTACGGTGAGGTCTCGGTCTCTTATAAAGAAGATGATGAAGCCGCGCTGGACTTCGCTCTCATGGTTGAGTCCAATTGCCCGGAATATTGGCCGGAAACCATCCCTCTTGTTGGTCCTTCGGCTATATTTTTAGAAATGATCCAGCAAGAGCGTGATCGTCTTGTTGAGCCAGAGACAGGAGAAAAATCTAATGGCTGAAAACTCCAAGATTGATTGGTGTGATAGTAGTTTTAATTGGTGGATCGGTTGTACCAAAGCATCCCCCGGATGTATGAATTGTTACGCCGAAACTCTCATGCAGGATCAGTATCAGAAGGCTAAGTGGGGTCCCACCGCCCAGCGTGTGTTGACTTCCGAACACAACCTGTCCATCCCAAGTCGTTGGAATAGCCAGTTATTCTGCAAATGTCCTGCGTGTGGCTGGCGCGGTCGATATCCATCCAAAACCCGCCGGTGTGTGGAATGTAACGCGGACATGATAACTCGCACCCCAGCGCGTCGCCGGGTATTCGCTCACAGCATGAGCGATGTTTTTGAAAAGCGTGACGATCTGCTTGAATGGCAGTTGGCAGAGATAAAAATGTGGGAAGAAACAGACCGTCTGGACTGGATCGTACTCACCAAGCACCCTGACAAAATGCTTGAGTTATGTCCTGCCAATGGCTATCCTGTGAATGTTGCGACCGGTACATCCGTTGAAAATCAAGAATGGGCAGAGAAGCGCATCCCTACACTCTTACAGGTGAAATCTTCGGTCAAGTTCCTTTCAGTTGAGCCGATGCTTGGTCCGGTTGATCTGACTCCGTGGTTGTCTGGTTTACAGTGGGTGATCTGTGGAGCGGAGAGCGGTAATCAACGCCGACCCTTCAATGTTGAGTGGGCAGTTGACCTGTTTTACCAATGCCAGAAAGCCAAAGTCAAGTTCTTTATGAAGCAGGGATCAGCGTTCAAACCCGGTCAGCAGGGGTTGATCCCCGATTACCTTTGGGAAGTGAAGCAGTTTCCAGAGTTCGGAGTTTATTCATAATGGCTACTTCAGACTCTTTGCATTTGGATACGGTTCATAACATAAACGCTTGGCATTTCATTGCGAATATGCCGGATAAAAGTGTAGGTGCTATTATCACCGATCCCATGTATGACGCGGTCATGAACATGGATGAATTAAGGCGTGTTTGCGTTGGTCCTATTATTATGTTTTGTGCCGAAGGCAAACCGTTTTTCAAGCCGGATAAGTTTGCGTACTGGGTGAAACCGATCTCTACCAAAAATTATTCAAAGAACCTCGGCAGTTTTGTTGAGTGGATCATCATCGAAAAGCATGGAAATTATCACAACCCCAATCTATACTGGGCAAACTATACCGGCGTTTATCACGATGTATTGTTGAAGAAACAAGTCCATCCGTTTGAGAAGCCTATTCCGCTTTTGGAACGTCTTATCTCCATTTTTACTATTCCCGGTACAGTTGTTTTTGATCCGTTTTTTGGTAGTGGATCAACGCTCAAAGCGGCCAGAAATCTCGGCAGGCACTATATTGGTTGTGAGATTGACCATAAATACTATACAGATTTTCTTGGTGGTGGGTGGTATTGATGATCCAGTCATATAGATCTTTCCCCGACGAGTTCCAGAAATCCATGCTTAAGAAGTTATCGCCTGTGGATCTGCGTGTGGTGAAATTTGTCCATGCCAAAAACCTTCTCAGGAAATATCCGACCTTCAAAGAAGTTTGTGTAAAGTGCAAGTTGAATAATACATCTGCCGTGTACCGATCGGTCAAACGCTTGCGATATTTGGGTTTATTGGTTAACGATCGTTACGGTCATAGAACATTGAGGGTCGTGGTATGAACGTGCTCGATCCTTTCAAATCCAACGAAGAGCGTTTCTTTTGGAGCATGGTTCAGACCCTGCCCCAAATCGTCCCGGCGCTGGATGGATATAGTTTGATCAGTTCGTGCTACGAGCCATTTTCACTTAATCTTGGTTCTGGTGTTTACACTCCCGACTTTTTACTATATCTGTCCACTGGTGTTGGCAATCTTGTTGTGTTGTTTGAGGTAAAAGGGTCAAAGAAGCAGAGAGGGTATAGAGAAACGCGCGCCAAACTGAAAGAAGCCACCGCTCTGTATCCCATGTTTATATTTTATGAAGTCATGGTTGTTAAAAATTCGTTTAGTTCTTTCGAGTTAATATCAGCCCCGCCGTTTCCGTATTTGTGGGCAGGTACTTAAATACCAATTCATTTAGTAAGGAGCGAAGTGTGAATGAGTTTTATTGCACGATCTGTAGTAAGTGGTTTCAAGGAACGTGGAAGAAAGCCTTCGAGTCCGGATGGGTCTATAAGAAGGTAAAGGGCATAGAGCACACCCTATGCCCCGATCACGCCAACGAAGTTATAGAAGGAGAGAGTCAGTCATGAGCGATGAATGGGAAGATGCGATTAAAGCAGAAGGTATGATACATCCCGATCAAGATCCGTTACCCGGACCAGAGGATCAGCTTCGTTCTTTTTGGAATGAGAAGGGTATTCCAGTTGAAGAGCAAGATCGTATATTGGCAGAGATTGATGCTAAAGCACAGCCCGGCGCCTTGGTTGGTCCGTTTGTGATCGGTCAAAACCCCGATATGGCTATCTTGAGCGCCTTGGATGGTGCCAGAGATTTTATAGAAGGTTTTGAAGGTGATGAGGCACAAGAAGGTGTTGACGAATTGCTGGCTGGGATCGAGCGCGCCAGAAAGTTCGCGTCGGTTCCGGATGGCAATGTATGGAGCGCCGGCTATGTAACCACATTGAAAGATGCGATGCGCATGCTGGAAAATTCCATTCACCTGCTTGAGACGATCTGCGTTGGCGTCAATCCTCCGCCTGCCATCCTTGTAAATCACATTGACGAGTGCTGGATGTTGGTGAAGAAGTTCAAAGATGTTCAATTAATTTCATTAACAACTCAGGCAGGCGAAAATGAGACGGATAAACCATAGTCAGGCACGTAAAAACAGGGCAAAAATAGGCAGGGCATTGAAGGAGATTCAAAGAGACCTGCTTAATCCACCTGATCGGCATGTGGCTCTCGAAAAGATTAAAAATGCCATGGAAGACCGAGAGGCGTATTACAACTGGTTTAATGAAGTATACAAATTAAAATCCGCTGGTTTGATTTTAGAATATGAAAAGGCTATTTTCAATAAACTGGATGACATTCAAGGTTGCGCCGATCATCCAATATTGATATAATCTTAGTGTTTACATCTTCTGCTCCGTTGATGTAATGCCTTGGTATCCAAAGCCCTGATTTCTCAGGGCTTTGGTGTTTTAATTATGCGACTGTGTCTATTTTGGGTATATAATGTAGAAATGAGAACGAAGCCTGTTGTTAAATTGAAATTTACTTCACCAATACAAAAATTGGTGATAATGAAAAATGGAGAAGTCAGCGTTACACTTGTTTTGTCTGAAAAAGAAATAATAGAAGTGTCGAAATTGTTACAGATAAAACAAGCTGGTGATTTGTTGAATATATCCGCAATTTCAATACCGTTAAACAAAAGCGAGATAGAAAATGCCAAAGAAAAAGCCACTACCAAAAGAAAACGACGATACCCATACACTCACAGCTAGTGAAATGGCATACGTCAACGCCTTGTTTGAAGCGGGGATGAATGCAACTTCAGCATATATGAAGGTTTATCCCAATTCAAGCTATTCCGCCGCGCGAGCAAGCTCTTCCCGCTTGTTAGCAAAAGATAACTTAAGATTAGAAATTAAGAAAAGATTGGAACTGAAATCAATGGGGGTTGAAGAAGCTCTCGCCTTAACTGCCGACATAGCACGTGGTTCACATAGAGCATTTTTAAGATACGATGACGACGGTTTCCCGTACTTTAATTTATCTGACCCAAGTGCCCAAGAAAACTTACATATCATAAAAAAAATCAAGTCAAAAAGGGAGCGCAGGATCGAAGGTAGTGGGAAAAACACTGAGGAGTGGGAGGGTGAGTGGGTAGAGGTTGAGTTATATGATGCTCAGGCGGCTTTGCGTGATATTTTGAAAATGCACGGCAAGTTTATTGAAAAGGTTGACGTAACTTCCGGCGGAGAAAAAATAGAAAATAATGCAGAAATTACAAATAGAGCAATATCTACACTCGCTGATGCAATCCGAGAAGGATTATCTGGCGAGGGTGGAAAATAAGACCGCACTTTGGTACCCACAAAGTAAGACTCAGTGGAAAGCTATATTGTCACGCGCAGATGAATTATTCTTTGGGGGAAGCGCTGGTGGCGGAAAATCAGACTTGTTACAAGGACTCTCGATTGAACTGCATTCTCACTCGGCTATATTTCGGCGTGTCAATCCGAATCTAAAGGAAATTATTAGACGAGCAAGAGAGATTATTGGACAATCTGCGGAAGAGAATAAATCTGATAGATTATGGGTATTTCCAAACGGGAGAACGATAGAATATGGAGCCGTACAGTACGAGGACAATAAAAAGAACTGGCAAGGGCGCCCGCATGATCTTAAGGCGTTTGACGAGATTACTGAGTTTACAGAAACCCAATACGAGTTTATTTGCGGATGGAATCGATCTACAAATCCGAAACAACGTGTAAGAGTTTTAGTAACTGGCAACCCGCCTTTAGACGAAGCTGGCAGTTGGGTGATAAGAAGGTGGGGAGCGTGGCTCTTGGAAAACCATCCTCACCCAGCTAGACCGGGAGAACTTCGATGGTATGCAAATGTAGACGGAAAAGAGCTTGAGCGTGAAAACGGAGAACCATTCGAGAACAAAAGTAATAAAGAAATGGTATATCCTCGTTCAAGAACTTTTATTCCTTCCACCCTTGATGACAATCCATTTTACTCTCGTGACAATCGCTACCGATCTGTACTTCAATCTTTGCCAGAACCTCTTCGCTCCATGCTCTTATATGGAAAATTCAACGCTTCATCGACGCCTGACCCTTTTCAAGTTATTCCTGCGGATTGGGTTAGATTAGCGCAACGACGATGGTTAGAACGAGAACGCCCAAATGTTCCATTAACAGCAGTAGGTATTGATCCATCTCGCGGTGGAGCGGATAAAACAGCTCTCTCTCTCAGATATGACAACTGGTTTGACGAGGTGAAATCGTGGCCGGGGATAGCAGTAAAAGATGGGGCGGTTATGGCAGAATTAGCTCGTCAAGAGATCGGGGAAAACGATCCGATCTATATAAACATTGATGTGAGCGGAATAGGCTCTTCAGGATACGATCACCTAAAAGTCTTATATAAAAGGGTACAACCCTTCAATCCAGCAGAAGGCTCAGAATATAGGGATAAAAGCCATAAATTAAAAATGAGAAATAAGCGTGCTGAAATGTATTGGCGTATGAGAGACGCACTCGACCCAGTTCATGGAGACAATATTGCTCTTCCGCCAAGTACAGAATTATTGGCTGATTTATGTTCGGCTAAGTATCAAGTGTCAAGCGCTGGGGTTAAGATTGAAGAAAAAGAGGAAATAAAAAAGCGTATCGGAAGAAGCCCAGATGAGGGAGAGGCGGTTATGATGTGTAATTTCACGTCAATAACAGAACCTCAGTTGTTCTGAGTGGTTTTTTTTTATGTATTGTCCTATAATGCAGGTTATTAGCCATAAGTTAAGGAGTTCGTATGCTCAAAAGAATTCGTGACGCTTTTACTACGCCCAAGCAGCCAGCACCTTCAGCAGAAGAGATTGCCAGACAGATCGTTCATCTATCAGGCATGAAAGTTTCGGAAGTCGTACCCACATGGAAGGAAGGTAAGCCGGTTGAACCATCCACAAACTTTGTATCACTGGTCAAGGGCGGATGGCGCAGGAATGAATTGATCTTCGCGTGCTCGTCTCGTAAATCAAGTACAGCCAGTCAAGTTTCACTAAAGGTACACGACAAATCGAGTGGGGAAGAAATAAAAAACCATCCATTGAGAGCATTGATTAAAAGCCCAAATCCGCGCATGAGCGAGTTTGATTTTTTATGCTCCATCTTCATCTTTCAGGATTTCGGTGGCATTGCCTATTATGAAAAAGTGCGGTCCAGAGCCGGCAAGGTTGTGCAGTTGTGGCCTATGCGACCGGACTGGGTGCGACCCCTTCCGTCAAGTAAAAGTTTCATTGGTGGTTATGAATACGGTCCTCAAGGTGAAAAGAAACAAATCCTCCCAGCAGAAGATGTGTTGAGTTTCCCGTTATGGGACCCGCTAGACGAGTATCGTGGTTTTCCCCCGGTCGCAGTAGCGGCTAGAGTTGTTGATGTGGATAACTCGATCACAGATTACATCCGTCTTATGTTTCAAGAAGGTGGTGTTCCGCCGGGGCTGTTGAAGACCAAACAGGCTATTGACGACGCCATTGCGATCCGTATGCGTGAAAAGTGGAAAGAGCGCTACGGTGGTGTCGGCAATTGGTTAGAGCCGGCAGTTCTCGGTTATGACCTCGAATACCAGCAGATCGGTCTCGGTCTCAAAGAGATGGGTCTGGAAATGCTCGATAAGCGTAACGAGACCCGGATCTGTATGGTTATGAAAGTTCCACCCACCATGATCAGCACACTGGTTGGTTTGGAGCGCGCTATTCTTTCCAATGCGCAGGAGTTTCAGAAGGATTGGTGGGTGAATGATCTGATCCCCATGT